AAAATTCTTTACTAATTACCATAACTCCAGTGTTATATTGGTCAATATAAAGTTCTCTTACCGCACCAAATGGTTTTTCATAATCAATCAGATAATCTATGTTACCTAACACTACAATGTCACAATCTAAAAAAATAATCTTTTTAAATTCGGTTAATGAAAAAATTTCATATTTTGTATAATCACCAAACATTCTTTGTTGGTCTTTTAATTTTTCTATCTCAGAATATTTTTCAGTATCAAACCTTTTTATATGAATATTGTTGTATATTTTTCTTGAGGTAATTAAATCTTCAGGGTTTAAATCGTTACTAATTATAACAAATGGGATATTTTCATTTACAACTCTTGGGTTATTATCAATTAATGATTTTAACATTACCTCAAACCCAATTAAATAATCTTTATTACAAACACTTACAAACATACCTTAAATATAAAAAATCAAATATAAAAGTGTATTAAATAAAAAACCCCTCTTTGTGGGAGGGGTTAATTATATTTTTAATTTTTTATTATAATGGAATACCTTCGTTTGCAAACCAATCAAACCCATTACTAATAACTCTGGTTATAGTATATAACGGTGTGCTTAATCCTTTAGTAGATGAACCATTAATTGTTGCCCCTCCGGTTGTACCTAAAATTGCGGTATTAGTGGTTGAATATCTAATTAATATAATTTCTTTTCCTAAAACAGGTAACGGTAAATAAATTGTACCACCACCGGTAGATGCGTTAAAGAAAACAATATTATCTGTAGATGTTAATCCTGGATCGGAAAACGCATCAACAGTAATTGAATTTTTACTTAAACTACCTCCTATTGATAAGTTAGGAACATAAACCGTATTATCGGTTGTCCCTGTAATTCCAGAACCCCCAATAATTGCGGACCTATTTCCACTTAATATAGAATTATCAGATAAAATAAAAGAACAATCACCATAAACCGTATTTGTTTTTCCACCTCCAATAAAAGAATAAACTGAAACGGCAGTATTTTGATATCCACCACTTACGGTTGATCCATTACACAATGTTATGTTATTACGACCTCCACCAATTGTTGAGTATAAAGAACTTGCAGTATTACAAATACCTCCACTAATTGTTGAACAGGATGAACTTACTGTGTTATAATACCCGCCACTAATTGTTGAATTATTACCATCTATAATATTAAATTCACCCCCGCCAACAGTTGAGTAATAACCACTTATAGTGTTGTCTGCACCACCGGCAATAGTTGAGTAATTAGATATAGTTGATATGGTATTTTCATAACCACCACTTACTGTTGAGTACTCTGATGAGGCGGTATTACGACATCCACCACCAACAGTCGCATAATCTAAATTACTAGTATTTACCTGGAATGTAACATCATCAGTACCAGTCACACCTCCAAACAAAGAACCATCAAAAAATAATCTATCTCCTCCTTGGTAAAGTTGTCCTCCGTATGGTATCCTTATATTAACTAATAATCCTGTGATGAAACCAAAATCGAACTGTCCACCTGAACCATACAATGAATTGGTTGATGTTGGGTTTATAGAAAGAAACGTTCCGTTTAATGTTCCTCCAGTATATACTGAGTTATAAGTTCTACTTACCGTACCATAAGATCCAGCGTTGTTACATCGTCCACCTGAAATTGTAGAATAATTACCGTAAGTACAGTTTCTCCTACCACCACTTATTGTTGAGTATTGAGAACATCTTGTTATTGTATTACAACATCCACCACCAATTGTAGAACAGTTTCCGTCAATTGTATTACTATAACCACCACTTATTGTACTATGATTTTTTCTAGATGAATTGACACTACCCCCACCAATAGCAACAAAATCACCGTAGTTGTCTGTTGTTATCTCAAGAGTAACATCATCCGATGGGGATGTACCACCAAATTTAGACCCTAAAAAAGTTAATGTATCATTATTTACATAATCACTACCTTTACTTACTAAATAATAACTACTTAAAGTTCCAGGAGACGTAAAATTAAAATTCACTTGACCACCAAATCCAAAACCAGAAAGAGTAGATGATGGTGTAATATCATTAAAGTATCCACTAATTGTATTTGCACTTGACACAACAGGATTATTAAGAATATCAATTCCACCAATAACACCAGTAAAATTACCTTCACCTCCAGTAACCACTGAGTAATCACCAATTACGGTATTTGTATATCCCCCAGATACGGTTGACCCATATCCTGATACAGTATTTCCATAACCTCCCGCGATAACTGAATTATATTTTAATGCGGTGTTAAATGAACCACCACCAATTGTTACACCATCTAAATAGGCTTTATTACAAATACCTCCAGATATTGTGGCGTAAGTTCCGTAGTTTTGATTTCTTGTACCACCAGCAACAACAGAAAAGTTTGATACCGATGTGTTTGAGTTACCTCCACCAACAACAGAAGAACTTCCTAAGTTTGCGTTATTACAACCACCACCAACAATTGAGAAGTCAGCAATAGATGTATTGTTTAAACCACCACCTATAATCCCATAATAAGAATTAACCGTGTTATTTTCACCACCACCAACTACAGTACATTCACAAGAAGAAACATTAAATGTCCCACCCGCAACAACTGATAAAGAATCTGAGGCGGTATTATTTTTTCCACCACCAATAAATGAAAACTCACCATTGGCAACATTTAATGAACCACCAAGAATTCCTGAACAAAACCCTGAAGATGTATTTGAAAACCCTCCGCCAACAACTGAGTTATAACAAGATGATGTGTTATTTTGTCCACCACCAACAAATGAATATTTTCCTGATGATGTATTTTGATAACCACCGGTTACTGTTGCATATTGTTTAGTTGCGGTGTTTTGATTATCACATCTTACTGTTGATGTTAAACCACCAGTAGGATCGTTTATAATAACATATGCCATTTTTATTTTTTTATTAATTTTTTATTTTTAAAAACCCCCAAGTTTCCCTGGGGGTTATTTTGTTAAAGAGATATTTTTAATGTACCACTATCATTCCATACGTATCCGGTTATCCCAGGATCAGTAGTTGGTAAACCAGCCATTCTTACTTCAGTAGTCGGTTGTCCACCTCCACTTACAGTAAAGTTATTAACATATGTGTGATATGGTCTATCAGAAGTTATATTACAACCAACAATATGTGAGTGAATACAAGTCGCTTTGTTTGAACATCCTCCGATAATTGATGTGAAATCTCCTGCCGATGTGTTAAGAGTTCCTCCACCAACAGTAGCGTTTAAACCTACTGATGTGTTAGAGAAACCTCCAGATACGGTACCATTTGTTGATGGTGTACTAACAACGTTAGATCTACCACCACCAATATAACCATACTGACCACAAACTTTATTTCCACAACCACCAAATATACTACCAAAAGATGCTGGAGATAAAATTTGATTTGATTGACCTCCACCTATTGACGAACAATTAGTTAAGGATATGTTAGATTGACCTCCGATAATTGTTGAGTAAGTGTTGTTTGCGGTATTTGACCTACCACCACCAACGATTGAATATAATCCAGACGTTGTGTTTAAGTTACCTGAACCTATAAACGAATTTTGACCAAAAGATCTATTATTCATACCTCCAGCAATGACCGATGAGGACGCAGATGTGGAAATAACATTAGTATATCCTCCTAATATTGAAGATCCGTCCCCACAACTATAATTAAGACACCCAAACGAGTATGAATTAGGTGCGGTTGCAATACTTCCTGTTCCGGTTCTAACCGCTGACTGTATCCCACTTCCTGTAACTATAACACCAGTTAATCCAGTAAATGTAATTCCACCAATAGAAACTGTTCCGTTTTGTCTTTCTAAGTTTAATATACCAGTATTATTATCAAATGTACCACCAGTTACATAATAATCATTATTTAAGAAACCAGTTGCGGTTACAACGTTTCCATTATTTAACGATAAATCTAAAGTTCCGTTAGAATATGTTGCTCCTGTTACAAAATTATTTAATGTTTGGAATCCTAAGACACTAACGTCTGGTTGTCCATTATTTTGAGATAATGTTAATACTCCGGTTGATGCACTATATGTAGCTCCGGTTAAATAAGTATCGGTATCAAATATACCAGATATTGTTACTTGACCGTTTTGTCTATCTAAGGTTATATCTCCAGTATTAGAATCATATGTTCCACCAGTCACATAATAATCTGTGAATCCTGTCACTAAAACAGATGAACCGTCAGTATTTGTTAAAGTTAAATCTCCGTTAGTAAAAGTACCTCCAGTTAAGAAAACATCCGTATAACCTGTTGTAAAGCCTGACACATTAACTGTTTGTCCAGATGTGTTTGTAAATGTTACAACACCTGTACTAGAATTATATGTACCACCAGTTAAACCTAAGTCAGTTGCTAAAATTCCTAAATTTACTGTATAATCATTCCCGTCGTTAACAGATGCCGTTAATGTGAATCCACTAGTATCAAAAGTTAATCCAGTTAAGAAATAATCTGTTGTTGACGAACCAACAACAACATTACCTGAAGCGTCAACCGCCAAGTTTGAAACTGGTGTTGTTAATCCGACCGTTTGAATGTTTAAATATGGTACGTAAACAGTGTCGTTATTTGTTGATATAATATTTTGTCCTCCAACAACCGCACTTCTAGTTCCAACCGCAGTATTTTGAAATCCTCCAAGAATCATTGAATATAATCCAGATGTTGTATTTAATCTACCTCCAGAAATTACTGAACCACAAGCGGTTGGTAATGATGTGTTACATGCTCCACCACCGATTGTTGAATTCCATATTGAGGCAACGTTTCTATATCCACCACCAACTGTTGTTGATACACCACAAGATGTGTTTGTACCACCACCACCGATTGTTGATCCATTACATTGACCTGTCTTATTAAAATAACCACCATTAATTGATGAATGTGATCCAACAGTTGTATTAAACTGTCCTCCACCAACAAAACTTTGGAATCCCCCTGATGTATTATAACAACCACCCCCGATAGAAGATTGTTGTCCAGTAGTTCTATTTGCCCAACCACCAGATATTGATGACATATATCCTTGTGTTTGGTTACTATAACCACCACCAATAAATGAATATTGTCCTTGTGCAAAATTGGACAAACCACCAGCAACGGTATCATTAGTACTGGTAGCAAAATTGGATACACCACCACCAACGGTTGCACCATATTGTGTTGCTCCGTTATTATATCCACCACTTACCGTTGAATATTGTGCGGAAGCGTTGTTATTATTATTTTTTCTAACTGTCGATTGAAATCCGGACCCCTGGATAACTACCGCATCTGTGATACCAGAAATATTAACATTACCATTTTGTTGTTGGATTGTTATAATTCCGGTTGCTGGGGTGTAATATCCTCCAGTTACATAAACATCAGTATATCCAGTTAAGAAACCGGTAACATTAAATGTACCTCCTGAACTATTTGTAAATGTTGCGGTACCACTGTTAAGGTCATAAGTACCTCCAGTAATTGTCATATCTGAAGAAAGTATACCTAAATTAACCGTATCGGTAAATCCGTCATTTCTTTCTATTGTTAAATCATAATTAAAAGTATCAAAAGTCATTCCGGTAACATAAATGTCCGTAAACCCTGTTGTAAACCCGGTTATTAAAACAGATTGTATTTGACTATCTAAAGTTAACGTACCGGTGTTATTATCATATGTTCCTCCTGTTATGTATGAATCTAATGCGGTAAATCCTGTAATTGTTACTGTTGAACCATTAGTATTTGTTAAAGTTAAAGTTCCACCAGTAAAAGTACCTCCAGTTAAGAAAACGTCAGTATATCCCGTTGTAAAACCTGAGACATCAACTGTTTGTCCAGAAGTATTAGTAAACGTAACAACACCCGTATTAGGGTTGTAAGTACCTCCGGTTAAACCTAAGTCGGTTGCTAAAATACCTAAACTTACACTATAAGAATTACCATCGTTAACGGATGCCGTTAATGTAAATCCACTATTATCAAAAGTTAAACCAGTTAAGAAATAATCTTGTAGTCCATTAATAATAACATTACTACCATTATTATTATCTAATGTTAATGTTTGTGTATTATAATCTAACGTACCTCCGGTAACAAAAATATCTTGTGTTAAAAATCCTCCAGTTGTTAAACTAACTCCATTGTTGTTATCTAAAGTTAATAAACCAGTGTTAGTGTCAAAAGTAAAACCTGTTGCAAATACATCTTGAGTAATAAATCCTCCTGTTGTTAGATTAACGCCGTTGTTATTATTCAAAGTTAATAAACCTGTGTTATTGTTAAAAGTAAGACCTGTTGCAAATACATCATTACCAACAACAACGTTTCCATTTAAATCTATTCCTAAATTATTTAGAGATGTTGTTGACCCGACAGTATCAACATTTAATTGTGGTACATATACTGTGTTTGATTGAGTACCAATAACATTTTGTCCTCCTAAAACAACGGTACCAGAACCTGTTGCTGAATTACATAAACCAACAACAAAAGAATATGGTCCAGTTGCAGTATTTTTATACCCCCCAGGTATTGATGAGTAATTTCCGGTTGTAGTGTTACAAAAACCATTACCAATAAATGTTTTCAAACCACTTGCAATACTATTATCAGCTCCTGCAATTGTTGATCCAGATAATGAAGTGTTTCTATCACCACCTAATACTATTGATTTTAAATTAATTGCGGTATTACAATAACCACCACCAACAAAAGTATAATCAGATGTTGCGGTATTTTGAGTACCACCATCAACAACAGACGATTTACCTGATGATTTATTAGTACATCCCCCGTTAATAGAAGAGAATATTCCAGTAGTTATGTTTCCATATCCCCCGTTAATAGAAGAATAACAACCATTTGAGGTATTTAATCTTCCTCCGGCAATTGTTGAATATTCTTGGTTTGAAGTATTTGATCTACCTCCACTTACCGTTGAATACACCGCAGTTGCTGAATTTCCTTGTGAACATCTAACGGTAGATGTAGTTCCACCAGTTAAATCGTTAATTATTACAAAAGCCATTTTGTTTGTTTGTTTTTAATGTTTATTTAATTTCTTTTACTAGATAAATATTACAACAAAAGATAAACAAAGAATTTTTACAAAAAAAAACAAAAATTTTATATATGACTATATTAAAAAACTTGTTGTAGTGGTTGTAGTATAATCCCCAATAGTGTAAGTAAAATCATTTGGTTCACAAACTATTATATCACAATCAGGACAAAACGGGTTAAACATTCTAAATTTATCCTTTAATAAATTAAAGTTGTGTCTTATTTCTGAAGCGTTTATTGGATCAACATACATTCTAAATTGTGATATACCACCTTCAAAAGTACCCCCAAATTCTTTTTCTAATAAAATATTTGTTGTTAATCCGGATAATGACGTTCCGGACAAAATTGATGTTGGAAAACATTCTGGGTCTTGGATATAATCACTATAAGGAAGAGTGCAAGAAGAGAATGTTAAATTTTCGTGAAGTCCTTGAGTTCCTCCACCCCAAGATATATTAAAAGGAACCCCTAATTGTTTTTCTTTATCAGTATTTAAAGCTCTTGGTATCACCTCCTCAAAGTTTTCAATTGTATGGTGTAGTTTACCATTAACATATATTTTTAATCTACCCTCCCTAAATTTTTTATCCTCAATCCATTTATTATTAAGGTTAACAATCTCAACACTTGATTCAACCTTTGTTCCATTAGTATAAGGTGGTTTAATTAATGCGACCGTATTGTTTGATAAACTTTCTAAAGGTTCTGTTTTTGTAATATCACCTAACCCACCTCTGTACCATAAATCACAATAATCCAAATATGTATATCTTTCCCACACAACATCAAGTAAAAACCAATGTTCTAAATTTAAAAATTCTGGATTAATATTTTCACAATAAGAGTATATTGGAGGAGAACACCATTCTTGTATTGTATAACCTGTAACAAATGTTTGACCTGTTATTGTCGTTCCTGTTGTAATACAATCTCCGGTAAACTTAAGAACTTTAATTCCAATACCAGGATTTTTAGGGTCTCCACATAATTTAAATGAAATGTTATTTGACATAGAATCATATAAAGGGTCTTTCTCACAAGTATCCTCAATTGAAGTGTATCCTGTTGGGGAGCAATTCAAACAATCCAAACAAGTTTCACAAACAGTACAACTTGGGGTACAAACCGGAACAATATGGTCACAAGTTGGTATTGGACTTGGTGTTGGGGTTGGAGTTGGTGTAGGAGGTATTATTGTCACACAAGGGTGATTAAAACATTCCCACCCACAAGTTAAACAAGATGAATCTCCACATCCACAACCACAAGTTAATTTTTTTTCAGTTAATCCACCACATTTATCACAACCGTAATTTAAATGAGGGTCATATTGACCGTCTTTTGATCTTGGTGGATATACAAAAATACATCTACTATTTGTTATAGTTTCATTACAACAAGCACAAGTTTGTAAACAATCGGATAAAGGAGTAGTAACTCTAGTATAACCGGTAAAACAATTTGGTGTTCCATCGGCGTAATGATAAAACTTATTTTCCGCTCTAGTTCCTAAATAAAAAAAAGTATTTTTGTTTTCCGGATAAATTAAATTTAAAGTAGTTTCCCCAATTGACGGACCAAACTCATCACAGAATCTTGGTTTTAAAATCACCTCAACAGACCAACCCTTATTCATTCTTTCTGGTAAAATTTCATAATCATACCCAAAAAGTTTATAAAACCCCTGATAGAATCCACCATACAATTCGTGATATTTACCCGCAGTTGGGTCTATCTTACTAACAACCTCATATAATGTATAATTAGATATACCAGAAAATTTATTATATTCACCAGTATAACCAGTTACTTGTATTAACTTTAACCTTCTATCAACGTGTAACCTATCAAATTTAAGAGTGTCGTCAAACAAACCATTTGTAAAAAATAATTCTTCTCCAGACATTTTATTAACCAAACCATTATCAATACCTGTTAACCCAATATCACAAACGGTTGATGCCGAATAATTACAAAAATTTTCTTTCTTTGGGTTATAATAATTTTGAGAAACAAATATGTTGTTTGGGTTAAAGTTTTTATATGTTAATGTTAAATCTTGGGCAGTTAATGGGTTATCAATATCAAAGTATACCGGCAACCTATCACCATATGTTTCTGCAATTAAATATGGTGAAAATATAACCTCCTCATAATAATCCCTTTCATCTGAAGTTAGGGACATATCCATACTATCAGAAATCATATTAAGATTATATTTTTTATAAACGTATTGGTTAATATTTTGTTGTGCCATACTTTTTATTTATAAATACAACAAATCAAAGTATTTATATGAAAAACTGATTATGATTGAGTTTGAAAAAGAATATTTTAATAAACCATATTATTTCTTTTTAAAGGATAGGGGAAATAAAATATCCCTACATTATTCTGTTTCTGAAAATTTAAATGAAGCAAAGAAAGAAGATAATAAAATTGACTTCCCTAAAAAAGAAGAAAAAAATGTTAAAAATTTTATTTCAAAAACCCTTAAAGATAGTAGGAAAATAAGTTTAGATTCTATAACTAAAAATTTAAAAAAATTAGTTTCATCAACTAAAGAAGAAGTGGTTGAAACAAAACTATTAGGTAAGATACTTTCAAGGTCAATTAGTTCATTTGTTAAAGAGGGTGATTTTAAATTAGATAAAGAGGACGTTGATTTTATAAAATCACAATCAAAAGATATTTTAAAATTAATCCCTATAATTGTTTTTCAGTTGGTTCCAGGGTCAACTATTGCAACTCCATTCATAGTTTCATTAGCGGATAAAGCGGGTATTAGATTAAATAGTAAAATACCAGAGAAATATAAAAAGAAAGAAAAAGAAGGTGGTGAATTAGATGAATTTGTTGATGCGGATGGAAGTTTTTCTTCTTCAAACATACCAATTTTAGATATGGGACAACACACTCAATGGACACAAGACCAGAGAGCGGCATTAATTAGAAACGCTACCGGTATGTTTCCTCAAAGAGCTAGAATATTTTATGGTGAATCAAAAGAAAATAAAAGACCATTAGAGGAAGAAGATTATTCAGAAACTTATGGTTTTAAAGAAATGGAAAATGTAAACTCATTTAATGAGTGTTTAGAAGTTTTTGAAAAGTTGGAGATAAAAGATCCATTTGAAAGATACGAAAGATGTATGAGTTTTGGTTACGACCCTGAACTTGATGTGGAACTTGAACAAGAAAAAGAATATGGTGAGTGTGAGGATTGTGATGTTAAAATGAGAATCAACGAACTTAGAAAAGATAAGATGAAAAAAATGATTGATGAAATCTTATTAAATAAAAAGAAAAAATCTGGGGATGTTGTAAAAAAGGACTCTAATGAAGACGATGAATCTCCAATAAGTAAAATACTTTTAAGAAATATAGAATCGATTAAAAAAATTGCGGAAAAAGAAGGTATTGATTTAAATAAATTAATAAAACATTTAAAAGAAGGTGAATAAAGATTTATACGGACAAGTTATTTATCTACCAAAGGAGATAGTTGAATACCTGGGGGTTTGTTTTAACCACCTACCTAATTCTGACACCTCAATTGAAGGTCATAAAAGAAATCAAGAATTAAGGGACACTGGGTATGTTACTTATCAACAATTAGGAAGAATTAAACATTGGTTTGATAATTATGATGGTGACGGAAAAGATGCCCCGTATATTTTAAATGGTGCGGATTATATGAGAAGTTGGACCGATAGGACTCTAGAGAGTATGAGAAATGGAGATTCATTCACAAAAAGAATTGAAACTGAACATATGCCAGAACCAATTGATGGTAAAGTATATGACGATATGGGGTGGTTAGCAGATATGAATAGACCATCTAAAGAACATAGTAAGTTTACGGATGATATAAGAATCACCGAAACACTAAAAAAAATAAACAAAATAATGCAAAAACTACTTTAAAATGGCAACTAGTGAAAGATTAGATTTTAGTCAACCAATGAATGATTTAGGTCAAATTGGTGAAGAGCAAAGAAAAAAATTATTTCCAAAGAATGATTATAAAGAACAAAATAAATATTCAGCAACAAATCCTGACGCTCTTGGTGATGGTGATGAGTTTGGTAAAGGTACCGGTATTTTCTTAGATACTGCGAATGGGGGTTCTTCTGTTGATACATTAGAAAGAATTAATGAAATTAAAATTAACGAATATCAAATAGACAAACCTTATACTACCCCATCAGCATAATGAAACTTTACAATAACTATAATAAACTTATTCTTGAAATAGCCTCAATAAATAATATTGTAGACGCTATTAAGAAAAGGCAGCGTGTTATTGTTTATTATGAGGGAGATGAACCGGGGGGAAAAGGATTAAGAATTGTCGAACCTGTTTGTTTTGGTTATAGTAAAGCGGGTAATCCAGTTTTACGAGCTTGGGATTTAGAAGGGGCTTCTCACAGGGCTTATCTTGGTAAAAAACCACTACCGAGTTGGAGATTATTTAGAGTAGACAAGGTAATTACTTTTAAACCAACAACCGAAACATTTAATGAGGCAAGACCAAATTATAATCCGTCTGGTGATAAAAGTATGACTAAAGTCATTATAAACGCAGTATTTTAATTATATGAATAACGAAGACCAATTTTTACAAAAATTAATGATATCCAAAAAAATTATGGAAAAACATAATGAAATGGGTAGAGGAAATGGAGGTTCAGTAAATATGGACCGTCCTGTGGTTGAGGAATATCAACCAGTTAACGCAAAATATAACGTTCCCCAAGAATATTTACAAGAATCTGAACAAACACAACAACCTTATTTATCTGAATTACCAAGAGAAAATACTAAACCTGTTGGGTTACCAACTACGGATGCAATTAAAAACTCTAGATTACCGGATGAAATAAAAAGATTAATGATGGAACACCCAATACAACAACCAACTATGGGAGTTAATACAAGTGCAACATTGTCTGATGATTTGATAGAAAGAGCATCTAGATTAATGAATACAAAACCAAATGGTAGTTTAATAGAAAATGCTCCGATTAAAAAACAACAACAACAAAATTCGTCAGTTAATTCTGTTAATGTTAATGATATTAAAAGTATTGTAAGAGAAACTGTTCAGGATGTGTTAAGAGAGAACGGTCTTTTAATTGAGTCCACATCAAAAAGTAACGAACTTTTTAAATTTAAAGTAGGTCAACATTTGTTTGAAGGTAAATTAACGAGTGTTAAGAAAGTCGCCAAATAAATTTACCTAAAATTAATTTATCCCATTCTTTTTAAGTTTGGGATTTTTTATTTTATGGGTTGATATATTTACAATATTTAAGTATATTTTCCATAGAATTTATTATTTTATGGAAAAAATCAATGTATTAGTACTCCCTTCAGACCAATCAGGTGTTGGTAAATTTAGGTCAACTGACCCTCACATTAAATTACAGAATATGTATCCGGATGATTTCCATGTGGATATTGAGTATCAACCAAATGTAAATGACATTAATTTTTGGAAAAAGTATCAAATTGTACATTTCCATAGAACAATTGGGTCTGATTACGATAACACACCTATGCTTATTAAGCAATTACAAGATATGGGGATTGTTGTTGTTGGTGATATAGATGATTACTGGTTACCAACAAAAGAACACCCAATTCACCAATTAATCATTCAAAATAAATTACACGAAAAAATTGTTGCTAATTTAAAAGTTGCTGATTATGTTATTACGACAACAGAAATTTTTGCCAATGAAATAAGAAAATTTAATAAAAATGTTATTGTATTACCAAACGCAATAGACCCAAGTGACCCACAGTTTAATGAACCAACATTACCTTCAGAAAAAATTAGAGTTGGTTGGTTAGGTGGTTCATCACATTTACACGATTTAAAATTACTCGATGGAACAGTTTCAAAACTATCACAACAACAAGATAAGTTACAATTTTATCTTTGTGGGTTTGATATAAGGGGAACCATTACCGAAATAAATCAACAAACAGGAGAAAAAACTCAAAGACCTATTAAACCTGAAGAAACCGTTTGGGTTAAATATGAACAAATATTTACTAATGATTATAAAATAATAACACCAACATATAAAGATTATCTTAATACTTTTGTTGAGAATGATTACTCTGGTGTTGAAAATGAAAATTATGTTCGTGTTTGGACTCGTCCTGTTAACACATACGCAAAAAACTATTCCAAGTTTGATATATCAATAGCCCCTATTAAAAATCACATCTTTAATAGAATGAAATCACAATTAAAAGTTATTGAGGCTGGGTTCTATAAAAAAGCACTAATCGCTTCAAATGTTGGACCATATACCATTGATTTAAAACACGCATTAGATAAAGGACAATTTACTGACGGTAATGCTTTATTAGTTAATGAAAGTAATAACCATAGTGATTGGGCAAAAAATATTAAGAAACTGGTTGACAATCCAAATATGATTGTTGATCTTGGTGAGAGGTTGTATGAAACGGTAAGTGTTAAATATAATCTTAATTTTGTGACGGCAGAACGTGCATCTTTTTACAAATCTTTAATAAAATAATTTATGATTAATATACCTATAACAAAAATTTTGTTTCTTGATATAGAAACAGTTGGTGGATGTAAGGACTGGGAAACTTGTCAAGAAAATAATCCTGGAGTTGCGGAACAATTTAACAAATACTTTGATTGGTTCTTAAAAAGATTTCCTGAAGATAATTCAAACAACCAAGATGAAAATCAATTAAAAAATACAGTGTTTGTAAAAAGAGCGGCTTTGGTTCCTGAGTTCGCAAAAATAGTATGTGTTTCTATGGCATTTGTTATGGACAATGGTGAAATTAAAAAACAAACTTTTTCTGGTGATGATGAAAAAAAACTTTTAAGTGATGTACGAAATCTTTTAGATAGATGTCACAAGTTAGATTTTTATCTTTGTGGTCACAATCTTAAAAACTTTGACATACCAATGTTAGCAAAACGAATGATTATAAATGGAATTATGCCTTCAAAGATACTTCCTTCTTATGACACAAAACCTTGGGAAGTAAAAGCAATTGATACTAAAGAAATATGGCAATACGGAGCATATACATCAATTGGTTCTTTGGATCTTATGTGTGTTTGTCTTGACATACCAACACCAAAAGATGGTGAAGTAACCGGAGATAAAGTACATCACGCTTACTGGAATGAAAATAAATTAGACGAGATTTCAGAATACTGTGAAAAAGATGTTAATGTTTTGATTGACACTATAAAAAAATTAAAAGAATTAAAATAATGGGAATAGAAGATTTGTTTGAAGATTCAATAGAGGACACTGACTACAATCAAATAATTGAGGAGTACGGTCTTGATGTTAAACAACTTGAGAAGGATATGGGTATTTATCAACCCACAATGGATTTAAGGTTCTCATTCTCAAATGAGAACGCAATTACACCTCAATACGCATACCCAACAGATTCAGGTATGGATTTATATTCAACCGAAGATATTGATGTAGACCCTTTCGGTAGAGTTTTAGTTCCAACTGGAGTTCATTTTGATATTCCAGAAAATTACGAAATACAAATTAGGTCAAAAAGTGGTTTGGCAATTAAAGAAGGGTTAATGGTTTTAAATTCACCAGGAACTGTTGACCAAGGATATACAGGAGAAATAAAAGTTATTATCTTTAACGTTAATCAACATCCTGTTAATATTAAAAAGAATCAAAAAATTGCTCAGGCAGTTCTTACTCCTGTAGTTTCAGGTAAATGGATTAACCTGGTTAAAGTTAATAACATAGAAGATAAAGATAGGTCCGATAAAGGTTTTGGAAGTACAGGATTATGATTACAATAGTATACTCAACACACAAGGACCAAGATTACAATAACAAATTTAAACAACATTTGTTAGAAACCTCTGGAGTGAAAGACATTCAGATATTAGAATATGTTAACCATAATGAATATTCTCTTTCCAAACTATATAACAAAGGTATTAGTGAATCTATAAATGACATTGTAGTTTGTTGTCATAACGACATTAAACTTGAGAAAGGTTGGGGTAAAAAATTACTAAGGGATTTTGAAGATAACTCCGACTACGGTATTATTGGTAAGGCTGGTTCTTGTTATTTTCCTGAGTCAGGAGTTTACTGGGAAAAATTAAAACAAACTATGGTTGGACAAGTTTATCATCACCCTAAAGGTCATAATAAATGGTTAAGTAAATACTCATCTAAATTACCATTTTTAATTCCAGTTGTAACAATTGATGGTCTTTTTATTTCGTTTAATAAAACAAAAATAAAACACACCTTTGACGAGTCAATTGGTAAATTTCACTTTTATGACCATTTATTTTGTATTCCAAATTATATAGATGGAGTAAAAATTGGGGTGACTTCATCTTTTGAAATTACTCACGAATCTGTTGGTCAACCAAATCAAGAGTTCTGGGAAAGTAAGGAAAAATTTGTTGAGAAGTGGGGTAATAATTTACCTCTAGATTTAAAACCTGAGATTCCATACGTACCAACAATTAAAACAAAACAAATAAAAAATGTTGGTAAGATTGCAATAATAATACCAACAAAAGGTAATACTCAAATGTTATTTGATTGTGTTAATTCATTTTACCAACAATGTGATTCAAAATTATTTGATGTTTTCATTGCAGATACCGGATCAACAAATGAAGAAAAAGAATGGATAAAAGAAAAAATACTCCCAATGGGGAATATAAAATTAATTGAATATGACTATTATAATTTTGCAAAAATAAATAATGATGTAGTTAAAAACCATATTGGTAAAGAATATGAATTTTTACTTTTTTGTAATAACGATATTAAAATATTGAATAATGTTATTTATGGAATGTTAAAGGTTTTTAAAACTTACCCTAAAACTGGAACAGTTGGTGCTAGGCTTCATTTTGAGGATGGTACAATTCAACATAATGGGATATTGGCCTTTTTTGACTCAAACAAACTTATACAATTATCTCACATTGGTTTAAGAAATTATTATAATTATTCCACAGGAGTTAATCCGGTTATTGGTAATACCGCAGCGTTAATGATGATACGAAAAACTTTATTTGAATCTTGTGGATTTTTTAATGAGAGTTACCAAACGTGTTTTGAAGATGTGGAATTAAATGCAAAATGTATCATAAAGGGTTATATTAATTATTGTGATAGTTCTTCAGTTTCTTACCATTTAGAAAGTCAAACAAGAAAAAAAGACACAGAAAAAAACGAGAAAGAAATAATTGATTATAAGGAATTACTTTATCCGTTTATGATTAATCACGTTAAAGAATTAAAAAAATTTTTTTATCAAAGTAAATAAATAATATAAAAACAAAAATATGAAATTAGGAATAAGTTATAACGTATTTGATGGGGAAGAACTATTAGAAGATTCAATAAAACAAATTAAAAGTGAGGTTGATTACATAAGTGTTGTATATCAAACAAAATCCAATCTGGGTAATGAGTGTAATAAAACTTTAGTTGATTTATTAGAAACTTTATTATCAAATAAATTAATTGACCATATTGAAAAGTATGAACCTTTTGGTATAAGTCCTCACACAAATGAAATCACAAAAAGGAACATTGGTTTAGAATTATCAAAAAAGAATGGGTGTACTCATCATATGTCTATGGACACTGACGAGTATTATGATATTGAACAATTTAAGTTTATCAAAAAAATAATTGATAGTTATGGATTTGATTCGTCATTTTGTCAAATGAAAACTTATTATAAAAGTTGGGAGTTTCAATTAGACCCTCCAGAAGAATACTACGTGTCTTTAATTTATAAAATAAATCCAAACTCAAAATATATTTTAGGATACCCATCACCAGTTTTAGTAGACCCAACCAGAAGAATGTCTAATTCTATTAATCCAGTTATATTTAATAGAAATGATATTGAGATGCATCACGGGTCGTATATAAGAGACAACATTAGATTAAAATTAGAGAACAGTTCGGCATTTGTTAATTTTAAAGAAAATATAAATAAGTTAGTTAATTATTTTGATAACTGGGAGTACCCAAATAAAGTTTTATGGGGTGGGATTCCCTGTGTACTACACACCATAAAAAAAGTGGAAAATAAATTTAAAAATAAATAAATAAAAATACGTTACAAATGGAAAAAAAATTTAACCTACTAATAAAGTTTCCAACAAGGGGAAGAAAAGAACTTTTTTTTAAAGTACTTGATAAGTATTATGAATTATTAGACGATATTGATAATACAAAATTTGTTGTTACTTGTGATTTAGACGACGAAGAAATGAATAACGAATCTGTTATAAAAAAATTAGAAAGTTATAAAAATTTATTTTTTTATTTTGGTAACTCTAAAACAAAAATAGAGGCGGTAAATTCAGATTTAGATAAACATAATGATTATGATATTATTTTATTAGCTTCTGATGATATGATACCACAAGTTAAAGGTTACGATAGTATCATTAGAAATAATATGAATGAATTTTACCCGGATACTGATGGTGTTTTATGGTATTATGATGGATATAGAAGTGATTTAAACACTCTTAGTATTTTGGGTAAAAAATATTATGAACGTTTTAATTACATTTACCATCCTAGTTATGTTTCTTTTTATGCCGACAACGAATTTATGTTAGTTGCTAAAAGTTTAAACAAACAAACATATTTTAATACTTGTATAATTAAACATTTTCATCCAGATATTACAAAAGATGTACATAATCAATATGATGAAACTTACATAAAAAACAATGTAAGTGGTGATGAAACCATTTACCAAAAAAGATTTATAAACAATTTTAATATTAAATAAAGATGTATTACGGACAAAATAATGAAGACAAAATAATTAATGATTATATTTTGGAAAAACACGGACCAGATTATATTGGTACTGTTTTAGAAATTGGGGCAAATGATGGAATAACCCTTAGTAACTCAAAATTTTTTAGGGATCTTGGTTGGCAAGGTTTTTTAGTTGAGGCGGGAAAAAAACCTTTTGATAAATTAGTTGAAAACGTTTTAGGAAATAGTAAATGTTATAATGTTGCGTTGGGTTCTGAAAATTGTAAATTAAAATTTTATGAAAGTGGCGATCTTCTTGGATTAAGGGACACGGGGTTAGTATCAACTCTTATTATGGATGAAACCATTAGGTGGAGACGTAGTGGTGTAACTTTTGAAGAACACGAGGTGGATTGTTTAACGTGGAATTCTTTTTTAGAGAGATACAATCTTACGGAACAAAGTTTTAACATAATTAGTATTGATATTGAAGGAATGGATTATATAGTTCTTAATCAAATTGATTTAAACAAAGTAAATTGTGAGGTTGTTTGTGTTGAGTTTAATGGCAAACAAAAAGAACTTTTTGTTAATTATTGTCAAAAATTCAATATGAATTTAATACACCAAAACGGTGAAAACTTAATTTTTGTAAAATAATAATAAAACCACATAAACATTTAAATAATAATAAAATGAATCCACACAAATCTTTAATAGAAAAACTAAATTCTAAAAACTATAACACATCTGAAAAAACGTATGACGAGGACTTCTATACGGACAATATTTTTGATTTATTAGAAGATGAATCAATAAATAACTTAAAAGGGGGATTTAATAGTCCTGAAGATAATTTTAATAGATTTAAAGATATTATATCTGACCCAAACAATTTGTATATTAATAGAGTAGAAAATGCAGGTACTGTTGAAAACGGAATTATTACTTTACATAATGGTATAAAACTTAGTACTGAATATTACGGTAACTTTATTGAGATATTAAAATATAATTTAGGTGTTCACGAACCATCCGAAGAAAGAGCATTTCAAAAAGTTTTAAGTAAACTAAACAAAGGTTCTATTATGATTGAATTAGGTAGTTACTGGTCAATGTACTCAATATGGTTTATGAAAACAATTGAAGATTCTATATCTTACTGTATTGAACCTGACGCTAATAATATGAGAGTCGGAATCAAAAATTTTGAAATTAACGAATTAAAACCAAATTTTATACAGGGTAAAATATCTAAATCTGATTTTAACCCTCTAACATTTTTTTTAAAAAATAACTTAGAAAAAATAGATATACTACATAGCGATATTCAAGGATATGAGGTTGAGATGTTGGATATGATACAACCTTATCTTTCTGAGAAAAAAATAAAATATTTATTTATTAGCACACACAGTAATTCACTTCATTACGAGTGTATTTCTTTTTTGAAAAAAAATGGATATAAAATTTTATGTTCGTGTGATTTTGATAATGAATCTTTTCAATACGACGGTTTTATACTGGCTTGTCCAGATAACTTATATGAAATTGAAGAATTTAAAATTGGAAACAGAAGTAAAACTGAGTTAATTGGTAATCAAGAATTAAATAAAATTATTAATAATAAACTATGAAAAAAATGAATATTATAATAGACGTTGGGGCTAATGAGGGATCATTTTTACGTCAATATTTATATGATGAAAAGAATATGATTTTTGCCTTTGAGCCCGTACCACATTTATATGAAAAATTAAAATCTTTAGAATTAAATCACAAAAACATAAAAGTTTTTAATTATGCAATAAACAATAATGACGGTATAGAAGATTTTTATATAAATGAACCTCACTACACTAGTTCACTAAAACCATTTACCAAGTATAAAGATGATTGGGATAAAAAGGTATCATTACGCCAAGTAAATGTTATTAACGTAAAAGTTTATAAGTTATCAACATTTTTAATAGAAAACGACTTATTGGGTAAAGTTATAAGTTTTTTAAAAATAGACACACAAGGGAGTGATTTAGATGTTGTAAAATCATTAGGTAATAATATACAAAACATTAAAGAAATACAACTGGAATGTTTTTTAACCAAAAATGAAGAAAATCTATACGAAAACGAAGGTAAGTGTGATAAAATTTTAAATTTTTTTGAATCCAATAATTTTACACTAAAACACCATTTAAAAGAAGACGAGAAATGGGCTAATTTAATTTTTGAAAATAAACAGTTTTTAATTTAAAAAAAACATGAAAAAGGTACTAATTACCGGTATTAATGGTCAGGATGGGTCTTACCTTGCGGAATTACTGGTGAAAAAAAATTATGAGGTTTGGGGAACAGTAAAAAGAAATTCAGTTTCTGAAACTCAATCATCAAGAATTGAACATCTACATAAGAATAATAAAATTAATTTAGAATATGCTGACCTTACTGATATGGCATCTTTAGTTAGGGTATTACAAAAAGTACTACCTGATGAAATTTATAATTTAGCGGCACAATCTCACGTAAGAGTTAGTTTTGACCAACCAATTTATACCGCAAATGCAACAGGTTTAGGGGTATTAAATTTATTAGAGGCAGTAAGAATGGTATCACCACATTCAAAAATATATCAAGCATCTTCTTCAGAAATGTTTGGAAATAATATAGATAATGACGGATACCAACGAGAATCAACACCAATGAGTCCAGTGTCACCGTATGGTTGTGCAAAAGTATTTTCATATAATATTTGTAGAAACTATAGAAATTCTTATGGTATGAAAATATGGAATGGAATTTTGTTTAATCACGAATCACCAAGACGAGGAACTAACTTTGTAACCAATAAGGTTGTGAAGTCGGCAGTAAGAATTAGTTTAGGATTACAGGACAATTTACATTTAGGTAACCTTGACTCAACAAGAGATTGGGGTCACGCTAAAGATTATGTTGAAGCAATGTGGATGATGTTACAAACCGATAATCCTGACGATTATGTATGTGCAACAGGAATATCTCATTCAGTAAAAGACCTATGTGAATACACTTTTTCTAAATTAAGTTTAGATTTTAGAGATTATGTTATTGTTGATAAAAAACATTTTAGACCAGAAGAATTAGAAAATTTAAAAGGAGATTCATCCAAACTTACAAATGAATTAGGTTGGAAACCAAAATACACATTTGAATCAATGTTAGATGAGATGATTCAATATTGGATAGAATATTATGGAAAATAAAATATTAGTTACAGGTGGAAATGGATTGGTTGGATCCGAATTTATTGGTGATAATTATTTTAAACCAACCTCAAAATCATACGATTTACGTAAAACTGAAGACGCTAACAGATTAATGTTAAAACAATTTGATGGTATTATTCATTGTGCTGCTAAGGTTGGTGGTATTGGCGGTAATATGAATTTTAAGGGTGAGTTTTTTTATGATAACATTATGATGAATACTAATGTTATTGAAGGAGCAAGAATGTCAGGAGTTAAAAATTTAGTATCATTTTTATCTACTTGTGTTTTTCCTGATAGTGTTGAATATCCGTTAACAGAATCAAAAATACATTTAGGATCACCCCACAACTCAAATGATGCTTATGCGTACGCTAAAAGAATGGCGGACATACAAATTAGAGCATATAAAGAACAATATGGTTTAAACTATAAATCAGTAATACCTTGTAACATTTATGGTCCTAACGACAACTACAACCTTGTAAATGGACACGTGTTACCGTCTTTAATACATAAATGTTATTTGGCTAGAGAAAATAAAACTCCTCTTACAATATGGGGGTCAGGTAAACCACTAAGAGAGTTTATTTTTAGTAGAGATGTTGCTAAGTTAACTGAATGGGTACTCCACAATTATAATGAGAACGAACCTATAATACTATCGACATCAGAAGAAATTTCAATAAAAGATGTTACAAATATTATTGTAGAGTTAATGAATTTTAAAGGTGAGGTTAAATGGGACACCTCAAAACCTGACGGACAATTTAGAAAACCAAGTGATAATAGTAAGATTAAAAATTACTTACCCAACTTTAAATTCACTCCATTGTACGAAGGACTTAAAGAAACTATTGAATATTTTGAAAAAAACTATACCTTTTTAAGAAAATAAATGACAGCTAGAAAAAAACCAATACAAAAAGACGATGAAACGTCTCCACAACCACAGTTTTCAAAAAAAGATTTAATAAATTCTGTAATAAAGAAAAAACAAAAAAATAAATTTTTATCCAACCATCAAGAAGAGTATTATAATATTCTTAAAAATAATCAAATTACGGTTGCGTCAGGACCAGCAGGTGTTGGTAAATCATATATTGCAATGAAAGCGGCGGTTGATTTATTAATGGACCCAAACAATTCTTATGAAAAAATTATCATTGTAAGACCGGCGGTTGAGGCAGAGGAAAAATTAGGTTCTCTACCTGGTAATCTTGAGGAAAAATTAGATCCTTATATTTTTCCATCTTATTATCTATTAAATAAAATTATTGGTAAAGAAGCTAGAGAAAAATTAAAGGACTTAGAAGTTATTGAAGTATTTGCTTTGGCTTTTATGAGGGGTATGAATATTGACAATTCAATCTTAGTTTTTGAGGAAGCCCAAAACTCAACACCAAATCAAATGAAATTATTGTTAACAAGAATTGGATATAATAGTAAGTTCTTTATTTCTGGAGATTTAGAACAAACTGATAGATATAAAGATAAAAAACAATCGGGACTATATGATGCCATCCAAAGATTCAAGGACGTACCAGATATTGGTGTTTATGATTTTAGGGACGCTAAGAATGTTAGAAATCCATTAATAAGTAAAATACTAAGTAAATATGATGAAAATAGGGATTGAGATTAATGGAGTTCTTAGGGATACTATTGGTAAATTCATAGAAATATATGAAAAACATTTACTTGATAGTCACGAATATAAATCAACGGATAAAACATATGAATTAGAATTTTCTGGAGATACTGATGAAGTGGTTTCCATTAATGAGAATGTTGATTCTAATTTGTTTGAATATAAAATTTTAAGTGATGTTACATCTTTGGATTTATTAAATCATTTTTCTTTTCCATCAAAAGATGGTCTTTATTCTTTTATGTATGAAGAATATACCATGGAATTATTTGGTCACGCACCATCAACAGAGATGTCAACATTTAATATATTAAATGATTTGTATTATGAATTAAGAGATGAGTATGATTTATTAATTGTATCGGATGAGATTGGTAAATCAAAACCATCTTCATTATTTTTCTTATCAAAGTTTGGATGTTTACTTGAAAAGGTACTTTTTTATAGTGAAATAACTAAAAATAATATGTGGAATGACGTTGACGTTTTACTTACGGCTAATCCTACCTTATTATTAGAAAAACCAAAGGATAAAATTGTTGTAAAATTTACAACAGATTATAATAAACACGTTGAATCAGAATACGAGGTATCATCCCTTTCTGAATTCAAAGAAACTTTAGAAAAAATTAAAAAGTATGTTTCAAGTATTTAACGAAAATTACTATGTGGACTTAGAGGTTATTGACCAATATGTCCAATTTGACGGGGAGTCCGGAGAAACTCAAATACATTTAGTAAAATATGAGATTGTAAAATCGATGTTGGAAACCGTATTAACCGAAAGTAATGAAGTGGATGAAAATTTAGGGATGAAAAGTAATGAACTATCTATCCCTTTTAAAATTGCATTCAACACATTATTGATGAATAAAATAATAAACAAAATATAAAATTATGACCTCAGAACAAGTAAAAAAACTAGAGAAATCAATCCAAAGTATGAAGGATAAGAAATCTCGTTTGTATTTTATAGTACAAGACACTAAAGGAAATGCTAGAGCTTCTGTTAGATATATTTATCAGATGGCAATGACCCTTAAGAAAAACGGATATAACCCAATTATATTACACGAAAATAAAGAATACTTTGGTGTTGGTAGTTGGTTAGGTGAAGAATATATGTCCGAACTCCCACATAAATCAATTGATGATGGAAACTTGGAAATTTCTCCAGACGATCTTATAATTATTCCAGAAATATTTGGTTACATTATGGAACAAGTTAAAAATTTACCTTGTGGTAAAGTTGTTTTAACTCAAGCATATGACCATATTTTTGAAACTTTACAACCTGGTCAAAGTTGGACTCAGATGAGTTTTTATAAATGTATTACAACATCAGAAAAACAGAAAGAACATATTGATACTCTAATGAGAAAAATTTCATTTGATGTTATTGAACCAGTTATCTCTCAGGTTTTTGAAAAATCAGAGTTCCCACCTAAAACAATCATCTCAATTCACACTAGAGACCAAAGAGATACCGCTAACATCATAAAACAATTCTACGTTAGATTCCCACAATATAGATGGATAACATTTAGAGATTTAAGAGGTCTAACTGAAACTGAATTTGCAAATGCACTTAAAGATAGTTTCTTATCTGTCTGGGTAGATGAAACTAGTGGGTTTGGTACCTTCCCTCTTGAATCAATGAAGATGGGAGTTCCGGTAATTGGTCTAGTACCTAATCTGCAACCGGAATGGTTAAATGAAGATAACGGACTATGGTTAGTCAATAAAAACTCAATGGTGGATGTTATTTCAGATTTTGTCCAAAATTGGTTAGAGGATAACGTTAACCCTGAATTATATACTTTTATGGAAAAAACCTCGTCTGAATATTCAGATATGTCAAAGTTTGAATCTCGCGTTTTGGAAGTATTTTCAAATATGGTAGAAACAAGAATGAGAACATTTGAAGAACAATTAACTAAATTTGAAACAATAGAATAATATGGAAACAAAAAACACTATTTCGGTTATCTTACCAATTAAATCAGGTAATGTATTCGGCTTTGATGATTATTTCACTAAAGCAATCGCCTCACTTAAAAACCAAACTGGATTGGTTGACGAACTAATAATTGTTCATACCGGAGAATCTACATTCTTAAATTTTGTAAAGGACTTTAATTTTGAAGGACTAAACGTTATTATCGAACAATATGATGAAGACCCTAATTTTGCATCTCAAGTTAATTACGGAATTGAGAAAGCAACTTCTGAATGGGTATCTATTTTAGAATTTGATGATGAGTATTCCAACATTTGGTTTAAAAATGCAAAAAACTATATGGGAATTTATGGAGATGTGGACGCATTTTTACCAATAGTTGTTGACGTTAACGATAAAGGGGTGTTTGTAGGATTTACAAACGAAGCCACATTTGCCGCAAACTTCACATCGGAAATGGGAATTTTAACTAACGAAACATTACTTACATATCAAAACTTCCAAATCTCAGGAATGTTAATTAAAAAAGAAAAATATGTTAAATTTGGTATGATTAAACCATCTTTTAGATTAACATTTGGTTATGAGTTCTTATTAAGAATGACACATAATTCACTTAAATTTATGGCAATCCCTAAAATTGGTTACAAACATATGAATTTAAGAGAAGGGTCAATTTTTTGGAATTATAAAAATGGTGATGATAGGCTTTCTGAAGATGAGGTTAAGTTCTGGGTTGAGTCAGCAAAAAAAGAATATCTATATATTAAAGATAGAGATATAAAATATGAACCACAAGAAGTTTAATGTTAGAAAATGAACAAACTTGTGAAAATTGTGATGAAAAGAAAAAGAAAGGAAGAAAACCAAAAACAACAAATTATTTTGCAGAACGAGAAGAAAATGCGGTTAGAGAATATCTAACCGCAACTACTTTTGAGGAGAAGAATAAAATATATAATGAGTTTTTAAAGTTTCCTTTGGATAAGATGATATCGTCAATAATAAGACGATATAAATTATATAGAAAAGATATGAGTTACGATGAAATTCATGTTGATACGCATTCATTTTTGATGACAAAAATTGATAAATTTAAACCATCAAAAGAAAAAAAAGCGTATTCATATTTTGGGACTATCTGTAAGAATTATCTTATGGGTCAAATTATGAAAGACCAGAAGGAAACTAATCGTAAAATTTCATACGAGGACATTTCATCTGATTTACAACATAGTCCTGATATGATTTATTACATTGATAATGAAGAGTTAACTACAGAAGAAATTATTAAAAAATTTTTAGGTAAGTTAAAAGATAGTATGGATGATAATAAAATAACCGAACAAGAGGTAAAATTAGGTCAAGCAATCTCTGACCTTTTTGAAAATTATGGATCAATATTTCCTGATACAAATAATAATAAGTTTAATAAAAACGTAATTTTATTTGAGTTAAGGGAGATGACCAACTTATCAACAAAAGAAATTAGGAGTTCTATGAAAAGATATAAAAAATTATATTTAGAACTTATTCAAGAGATTTTAAAAGATTGATATTTATAAATATGGGAAGACCACCAAAAAAAGAAATTAATTTAACCAAAGATTCTATGTTGTCTTTGATGCAAGAAATCTACAACGAATTAGTGGAACAAAGAAATACTGCAATTAGAATCCAAAATAAAATGTTAACAATGATGAAGGAACCAGAAGACATGACTCTTATTGGTCCAGTTATTGAAAAACAACAAAAAATAATTAATGATTGTGTGGAGAAAAAATTATCCCTCTCAAAGTTACAAGCACAAATTTGGCAAAAATCTCAAGAAAGACAAGATGATAATTTTACACTTTCTGATTTGGATTTAGATGATGATGTGATGAAAAACTTAATTGACAAAGATACGTCAGATAAAAATTACAAATTAAATAAGTGATATGGCTATTGATATTGAGGATGGTTATGAATCTATTGGTAATTCTATAACTAAGAATAAAACGTATAAACAAATATCTTTAGATTATAAAAAACTAAAAAAGAAAGCGGGTAGTTCTTATGAAAAAAATAAGAAGTCAATAACCCAAACTCTCAATAATGCAAAAAAGAAAAAACAAAAATATCAAAAAAGTGCAAACAGTCAGATAGATAATTTGATGAAACTTAAATTAGATTCCGGAGATGATTTACCATCAAAAGATGATTTAATGGGTGGTAACTTTAAAAAGTTAAAAGATTCAAAATATAATAAAATACCTGGACTTAAAATAAAAGGTAAAAATAGCACACAAAAATATATAATTAATAAATTTGTAACTGCGCTTAATGAATTAAAACCTAAAATTCTTGAGTTAATAGAACAAGAAATTTTAAATGCCGCAGGTTGTTCCCAAGACCAAACATACACCCCAAACCAAGATTTATATTTAAAAGTTAAATCTATTGATTTATTAGGTCAGTTAATGGTTGATCCTAATAATAATGTTGGTCAAATAATTTATGAAGATAAAACTCTTTCTTATCCTGGAAGTCCGTTTGCAATGAATAAAGAATTGTATAATAGGATTCAGAATATTAACCAACCATTTTCCGTTCAATATTCTTCAAACTACCAAGGAAAATCAGGACAAAATTTATTTGACATAACTTATGTTGAGAATTACGTTGACTCATTTGGTAATAACGTTACCGGTAATTTTTATAAAGTTAATTTATCTAACAGATTAACCGGGAACAAGATAAAAGAATTTTTAAAAGATTATTACTCAACAATTGAGGTTATTGATTTTAAAAATATTTTTGCTAATCTAATGAATCAACTAACCGGAGCCGTATCAATTGAAAAGGGTGATGGTAAGTCCGATCTTGAGGCACTACAAAAAGTGTTTATACTCCTACAAAGAATAATGGGATTATGTTACGATAACACTAAAGAGATTGATGTTTCTGGTACCGCAAAAGTTTCCGAAAACGACAATATTGATGACTCTTTTTTTGAATTCACCGAAATTGATTTAAATTTTATTGACCAAAATGTTTCGGATATTATTAATGGTGTTGCAACATTTGAGGAATGTAATAATGTTCAATTACCAATTAATACTACCGCAATCGTAAACTCAATTAATAATTTGGTTTTTGTTCCGGGGACAAGTAATAGTAACACCCTTGAGGATGCCACGAATATAACTGACACAATAACTAAAAATCCAGATTGGTTACCATTACAAATAAATTTAGATGCGTCGTTTATTAAGGAATTTCCTAAATCAGTTGTTTTATCTTTATTATCACCAAAAACATTATTACCTCTTGGTATTGTATTAAAGGCGGTAAATCAAAATGTAATGGATGAAGTATTTTCATACGTTGATTTTATAAAAAAATTAAAAACCTTTTTCACTAGTGTTGTTTCTAAAATAGGTGCAATTTTTATTAAAATTATTTTTGATTCTATTAAAGAAGATATAAAACAATTATTACAAACAATCACTATTGATATTGCAAATGAAAAAGTTAATAAAAAATTGTCAATAATATTGGCATTAACTCAAATAATATTGGCAATTGCCAAATTGGTTAAAGATTTTAGAGAATGTAAAAGCGTTATTGACGATTTACAAAACTTATTAAAATTGGCATCAAAAGGATTTGGGAATCAAGTTCCTTTACCTTTGTTATTAGCATCAAGATTTTTAAGTGGATTCTCATCAACCAGAGCATTTTTAAATGTAATTGAGGAGTTTGAAAAATTAGGTATTCCTACCGGACCTATGTCAGATGGGTCGCCAAATAAATTTATGGCATCAATTAAAGCGGTTATTGATGGGATTGACAAAGAAGAATCACAAAACGGTCAAGTACAAGTTGCGGTTGATTTATTGTCAACTACACCTATTGGTCAAACAATCCCCAAAGTAGTGTTTGGTAAAAAATTATAATATGGAAAATAATATAGAAACAACAAAAATTGCGGACATCATAGTAGAATATAAAGTAAGACCTAAAAAAGATCTTGAAATTGCTATGGATTTTATTAATGAAGATTTTGAAAAAACAAAAAATGCGGTTTTAAAAATGACAAAACATTTAGATAAGTTAGAAACAACTTATAATGGTTTATTAAAAGAGTACAACTCAAGAAATGGAAGATAAGAGAATTATAATATCCGGTAAAGTTTTAGATAATGTAGACCCACTAATGTTGGGTAGGCTTAGAGTATTACCAAAAATTGATAATCAATTACAATCACTCCCTGTAGATTGGAATGCATCTAAAGATATATGGACATATAAAGACCCTTTTGTTTTTCTACCATTAATACCGTACTACATTAGTCAGGTCCCAAGAGTAGGTGAATATGTTCACGTTATGTATGCGACTCGTGATGAAATAAGAGGGGCAAACAAATTCTACATACAAGGTCCAATAAGTCGTCCTTGGAACAACTCATTTGAATCTTATGACAACTCTCAATCTATGTTAGACAATGGGGTTTACATAAAACAAGCAAAGGATGTTAGGAACAAACTTACCGGAGAAATTGATGTAAACATAAAAGGGATATATCCGGAACCTGGAGATAATGCAATTTTAGGTAGAGGTACTTCAGATATTTTAATAAAACAAGAGGATGTTATTTTAAGATCTGGAAAATATACTAAATCACCAAATAAAGAAATACCAACATCAAATGATCTTAGGTCGTTTGTCCAACTATCAAATTATACTTTAGAAAGGGTTGATGATGGGTCAATGAGTTTAAATGTTGATTTTTATGTTGACCAAGAAGTAAAAAACTTTGTTGAGTGGTCAATAACCGGAGTAGACACCACTTTAAATATTATGAGCGGGTATGTTCAAACAAATTCCGTTAAACCGACAGAGTCAACAAAAGTTTTAAATTTTGCAATTAATACCGGAACAACATCTAATTGTATTCCTGTTCCAGGATCAAAAATGGAATTCACAGGATTTACAACATTAGAAGTAATTTCTTTGGTTAACCAATATATTAGAGGATTCAATAGGGGTAAAGTTATAATACCCGGATATAAAGATTATCCTAACAATGGAATAATGAATCAACAATTTCCTTTTGTTTTTGGTCCAAATGTAAGTACAAATGAAAAATTATTAAGTAATGATGTAATAGTATCTAATTTAATAACAACAGTTTTTAATGGTATAAAATTAAATGAAGTTAATAGTGAATCAGGGTTTGCCGTTGTTTGGGACAAAGATACTGTAGGACCTCAAAAAGTTTCTAAGGAAACTATTGTAGAAAAAATAAAATATCTTGAGAGACCTGTAACATATGGTTTAATGGGTGGTGATTATCTTTATTTATTATCTCACAGGGCGGAAAATCCAAATAGAAATATTTTTAATTTAAAAGATACTTTATATGGAATATCTCAGGAGAAAATCCTTGATGATATAAAACCAAACACAAGTTCTATGGTTAGAGGTGAGGAACTTATAGATTTTCTAAAACTAATTGTTGGGTTTATTCAGGCTCATACTCACAACATTAATGAGGCTCCAATACAAGAACCATTACAAGGGGTCAAAATTTCAGACATAACAACCGCATTGGCAAATGCAGAAAAAACAATTTTAAATCAAAATATTCGGATTAATTGATATTTATATTAAAAAAGTAAATGTCAATTCACAACTCTTATTTTAGTAGGAATAACACTATCGTCTACAGTGGTTTAACAAATACGGGAAGAAACCCTATTGTTGAGTTGTACTATGGTGACGGTGACGTTAAAGTTCCAATTGGATTCTCAAGATTTATATTTAATATAGACCTTACAGAATTGCAGGAAAAATATCAACAAGGAATTATTACAACAGGTGTGACCTGTTTTGATAATGTTAAACACATTTTAAGGATGGTTAACACCTCTTTTTTTGATAGAGATTTTTTAAACACAAAGACCTCATCAGAAATGGAAAGAGCAACTTCATTTGATTTAATTTTGTGGAGAATACCTTATGAGGATTTTAACGAAACAAAACCACAAACCTGGGATGAAGGGGTTGGTTATGATTTCACAGATGTACAATCATCCCCCGGAGATAGAAACTATTCAATAAGACCGTCTAACTGGGTTCAAAGAGAAACTTTATATGATTGGGAACAACAAGGTATTTATGACAATACTAATAATGGTATTTTTCCATTTTCAGCATTAACTATTGTTGACATGCAACATTTTGAATTTGGGGATGAGAACATTGAGTTTGATATGACAGATGAGATAAATTCAATTATAGAAGGAGGATATGTTAACCCTGTTGGGTGGGGGATTTCGTATTTACCTCAATTAGAAAATTTAACTGGAACAACTGCACCTTACTATGTTGGGTTCTTTTCAAGACATACTCAGACATTTTATGAACCAAGATTAGAAACAATATATGATGATTTAATCGAGGATGATAGAAATAGTTTTTCTTTAGGTAAAACAAACAAACTTTACCTTTACTCTTTTGAGGATGGTAGTTTTCAAAATCTCGATGAAAATCCTTTTGTTACTATTAAAGACCAAACCGGAACTGCAATCCCAGGATTAATTAATCTACCTACATGCCAAAGAACTCAAGGGGTTTATGAGGTTACAATACCACCACTTATCGGATATCATACTCCTTGTATATTTACAGATACTTGGTCTAATTTAAAATTAAATGGGTTTTCATTACCTAATGTGGTTAACGAGTTTGTTATTTATCCAATTAAAAAATCTATACAACTTATTACAACAACTAATGAACCATCGACATACGGTTTTGATTTTTATGGAATTAAACAAGATGAAAAAATATTAAATACTGATATTAGAAAAGTTAGTGTAATAATTAAACAGGCATTTACAACCAATAAACAATTACCAAAAGTGGAAGGTTTTTATCGTGTTTATGTTAGAGAGGGTCAAACAGAAGTTCAAGTTCAGGATTGGACAAAATTAAATAGAACAACAAATGAGTATTATTTTATTTTTGATACAAGAGATAAAATACCAAATGAATATTATGTAGATTTAAAAGTTATTTCCACAGGTGAGATTAATACTTATAAAAAACAAATAAAATTCCAAATTGTAAATAAAAAATAATGGCAAATATATTAAAATTTAACGTATCAGGGTGTAGTGACGGACTTCAATACTCATTTCTTGTTGATGACCCATTATCGGCAATAACCTCTGGTGGTACTTACTATTTTGAAAGTGTATTTGGTGGTCGTATACCATCAGGTTGTTATACCTTACCAAGTAAAATTACTCCTGACTCAGGAACCCCAAATATGATATTAGGGGACAGTTATACAGATTGTTTAGATTGTATTAATGGTAGTTCGCAATATGTTTTAGTTGGTTTTTGTCCACCAAGTGGAAATTCTAATTTATTTCCTTTACCAATATCTGCATTTACGGGGACATTAGATGTTGGACAAACTTATTATATTTCATTCATATATATTGGTGGTAATCCAATAACTTGGTGTTTTAATATTAATTCTTTTTTAACGGAATATGACGGAGACGTTGGTCAAGTAATTAGTATATCACCATTAGAAGATAGTTGTGAAACTTGTATTGCAGAAAACTCATTTGTATATACGGTTATTGATTGTCTTGATGGATTTACTAAATATGTTCAATTACCAAGTGATGATTATGTTGGTAATTTAATTACCTATTATGACCCATTATTATTTCAACAATTTTGTGGTGTTGTTGGGGCTGTGGATGAGGGATCAAGTCCAGACGTAACATTAGTTGCTGATTTAGGTCCATTTATTGACCCATCCCAATGTGAGGAATGTTTAGGTCAAGTTGCCGATAAAAGAATAATAACAAATTGTATAAACGGAACAGAACAAGTTGTTTGGGCATCAACATTATTAGAATCAGAAGATTTTAGTAATTTATCATACAAACTTGGTTGTTACGATATTGGGGATTTAACTGAAAGTGGTGTAACAATATCATCATTTTTAAATTTTGAACCCCAACCTTCTTGTACGGATTGTGTTGAGTGTACAGGTATTCAGTATTATTATTCAACTTGTAGCGGCACAGGACCAATAGGGGGATTTAATTATAGTGACACTACCATTTCGGTATTAACAGATGGTACGTATTACGTAACGGGTAACACTGATGGTAGTGGTCAATATGCGTTATTTGAAGTTGTAGTAGAATCAAATACAATATCTTCAATCGGATTACCTAATCTTGGTATTTTATATGATGTTGGTGATACCATAACGCTTTTAGGTAGTGAGATTGGTGGTATTAGTCCTGATGATGACATTATTATTACGGTACAGAATGTAGTGAATGAAGATTCAATTGTATCTTATCAATATATTGAAAACCCCATTGGTACCACGTTATATGTTCCGTGGTTAGACGATTGTGTTGAGATTACGTCGTATTCAAATCCTATAGGTGGATATCAAATATATAGTTTTAATTCATTAATAGATTGTGAAACTTGTGATTTTTCTGATAATTTTGTTTGGTTAGGAGAGAGTTGTAGTACAGGTCAACAATCAATAATAACAACTACAAATGGGTTTATTTCTGGAGACGGAGTTAGAGTAAAATGGGGATCAGTTGATTTTGATTGTTACACCTTAATAAGTCCTTATGACCCATCTATGGGTTTTTACCCAATATATAACTCATTAACAAACGACGCTTACCAAATTTGCGATGAATGTTTATTAAGTTCAAGGGTTAATATTTCTATCTCCGAATGTGATGGATCAAACCAACAATATGTTAGTGTTTCTTTAAATGATTATTTTACGTTTTATAATTTTGGGTATACCACATTTAATATTATACAATATAGTAAATGTTATGTTATTAATGGTACTTGTCTTATAAACGGAGATTATCCAGAAATTAATATTCTTAATTTTTACTTTAATTGTGATGATTGTGTTTTTGACAATACCAGACAACCAAGAAATGCGGGTGCGGAAGTTGACATATGTATTCCATTATGTGACGGATCAGTAGTATCTGTAAATCCCCCTCACCCTGAATGGACTGACGGATATGGAACCCAAGTAACACAATTAAATATGATAACATTAGGTGGTCCAAATGGATTAAACAATTAAACAATATATTTATATAAAAACAAATAAAAATGGGAGAAGTAAGCGCAAATACCGAAGTTACAATATGTATTCCGTTATGTGACGGATCAGTGGTGTCAGTGACACCACCTCATCCAGTATGGTCAGATTTAACAGGAGGTACGGTAACTCAATTGAATATGGTAGTTCTTGGAGGTCCTGATGGATTAAATTCGTAATATTTTAAAAATGAGAAATTTAGATAGATTAATTAAAAAAGTTTTACTGGAAGAAGAACGGGGATCCCAAAGATATATGTTCTTTTCTAATTTAGAACAAATGAGAAGACAGTGTGACCTACTATTGGATTTAGACCAATCTATGATTGAACAAATTCTTGATGACGGTCACGATTGGGCACAAGACCATATTTCAGAAGCCAAAAATAATATGGACCAAGTATTTGACTTTTTAATGAATGAATCCAAAAAAGATGGTATGGAAATGTCTATGAATATGGATGACAAGGATATGACTATGATGGAAGGTCGTAAAAAAACCGGTACCCCTCTTTGTGCGAGAGGTAAGGCATCGGCAAAGGCAAAATACGATGTGTATCCCTCCGCATATGCAAACGGTCACGCAGTACAAGTATGTAAAGGTAAAATTAAAGGTTTAGACGGTAAAAAACATTGTTCGGGAGCTTATTGTTAATTTATTTAAAGATTTTGTTTGTGAGTTAAATAAATTTGATTATCTTTGTCATATATTAAAAATAAACATATATGAAAAAAAAAATAATTAGATTCTTTAAAAGATTTAAAATGAGATTTTATCTCTGGTCAAAACGTTCATCATTTATGAAAACTTACCAAGAAGAAATTTCGTCATACGAAAAAACTTGTTTTAAGATATGTCTTAAACTAATATCAAGTCCCCATTCTGATTTTATGATTGCCCCCATGTCTAATAAACGTTATATTAGAAATAATACGTTTGAGATGTTTGTTACTATGGATTATGGTAGAGTTGAAATCACAAATCACGTTTTTAATTATAACGTTAAATTATCGGATAGAGATTGGCAAAGATTAACGTTTATCTTTGATACTGAAACAGAAAAAAGACGTTCAGAGACAGAACAAGAAGTTAGTTCTCAAATTAAAAACTCTTTAGAACACGTATTAGAAAAATTAGAGAATCGCGTTGGTAAATAAAAAACCACCAAAAATTTTGGTGGTTAGAATAAAATACTTATATTTGTATAAACAATTAAAAATAAACATTATGAAAACAATCTTTTTAACTTTAGCTCTTTTTATAACTTCTAATTTGTTATCTCAAACAACAAATAATACTGAACAAACATCAAATGTTGTTACTTATAGTGATACGATTGGGTACGACCTTAATAAATTCACTTCAGAGTACTCTACTGAGATGTCAACTTGGTCTAACGAAAGAAAAGAATGGTTTAAAACTTTTGCTTACACTAGAGGTAACATTAGAATCCCTAAAGAACCGATTGTTGTTCCTAATTTTAAAAATTAAAAGGTATTCAGATAAGTTTCCCATTCCGGATCAGTACCAGAATCTATACGACAAAAGTATGGTGAACTAAATTTAGTACCAATAAAATAAATTGTTGCGTTAGGATCGTCAAGTTCACTTTGGTTTAAAAAATCTTTATTTAATTTGTTGGCTGGCATTATATCCAATACAAACGTATCATCTTCATATGTTTCTCTAGGAATTAATGAGTTTGACGGGGTTAAGAATAATCTTTTAAACCCCTTACCATTTATTCCTCCATACATATCTTGTTCACTTCTGAAGATTAAATCATTTTCTCTAAATGAATCATCTCTTATATCATTTTGACAAAAGAGGTTAATTACTTTACCTTTAGGTGCGGTTTGTTCTGTTATAACTCTTTTAACAATTCTCATTAAATCGTTTTCGGTTAATGTGATAATTTTTCTTTTCATATTTTCATTTGTTCTTGGTTTATATGTGGTCATAGTTGGTTTTTGACCTTTACCCGTCTGGGTGTCTTTTTTCTCAGCACTTCTTTTTTGTTGACATGCTGATTTTTTTTGTGCGTCTGTCATTTTTGCCGCGACTCCAGCCGCCCTACATTTAGGATAACCTTTTGAATCTGAATCCGGTCTACCGCAAGGTGGATGACCTCCACCTTTTTTATTGCTACATATGTTTACCCACGGACCTTGTGGTTCTGATGAACCTTTTGATTTTTTCTTATCACCAAACCATACCGCAAGATCTTCTTTAATTGTGTGAACATCGTGTACTTCATAATCGTAAGACCCATTTCTATTTTTATCCCATACACCAACAACACGAGATATATTATTTTTAAGTGTTTTTTGTTTACTAATGCGATTCATTTCGTGACCCACCTCATAAATAAATGGTTCTAAATGATAATTTTTCCACTTCCTTAATCCTATTTCAATAGGACCATTATATTCACCAGCACTTACGGACGTTGTTGTTTCATTAACCGGTACTATTTTTTTACTTTTTCCTGGGTATTGATTAATTACATTACCATCTTCATCACTAAATGTTGAGTTTGGGTGATTCTTTATATAGTTGGAAACTTTTTTAGCCTTAGATTCAATATTCTTAATCTGTTTCTTTGTTTCGTCCATTTTCCCATCATAACTATCAAATTCTAACATAGGACTATCATATTTGGAAGTGGGTATTGTAAATGGTTCCATTTCGTTTTTCTTGAAGATTCTAATACCCGGTTGTAGTGGTGCAATATACGACCCCCTACTTCCAGAACTATCAGAAGTGGCTTCTTTTAAAATTTTTCTTAGAATTTGATTTATGTTCATTATTTAATTATAATTATAAATATCTTATATTAAATAAAATGGAAAATAAAGAAGAGTTATTTGGTAATTTATTCGGAACAATTGATTTGTTTAACGAAGAACACCTGGAAGTTATACTATCCACTATGGATAGAGAGCATGCAATATACTATTTAGTGGAGGCGGTTAAGTGCGCATATATTAGAGGAACATACACTATTGGTGAATCAGAAGTTATTTCTAAATCCATTAGGTCCTTATCTGAAAAATAATAAGGACCTTAATAGATTTTTATTTTATAACTCTTTTAGTTGTACCGTCTTCATATACCTCAAAAATAAACCCGTTTGTTTCTGAACTTACTTCTTGACCTAAAATGTTAATGTATTTAACAACTTTTTTAACTGATTTTGTATTATCTAAACCAATAGGTCCGTACACCTTATATTGACCATCATAATCAACCTGTTTTAATCTATAATAATGTATTACCAAATCATCAAAAGAATCTAAATAACTATAATTAATAACTACCGTACTATTACCTGAAGCCAATTTACTACCAACAACCTTCCATATTTCACCATCAACACTTCTCTCTACCTCAAAATAATCTGAGTTATGTTCCGATGCGGTTGACCACTTAAGTGAGTTAAACAAAGGATATGTAATACCATCAAAATATAGTAACTCTACAGGAAGTCCTGTTGGTGGTGTTATTGTTAGTTTATAATCCTCAGCTTCGCCGTAAAGTTGTGTACCGCACGCTAGTGGTGCAGGATCACTGGCTTCAACTGATACTATTCTCATTCTAGTTTCTCCTAAAGTTGCTCCAGTTGGTACAGTTATATTTAAAGGGGATAATGATGTAATTCCATTAGTAGTGTTTAACGCACTACCTAAAGAATACTCTTCTTCTACTTCAAATATGTAATTTTGATTCCAATCTATCCAAACCTTTGTATTTACCGTCCAATTACCATCTGTGTTCACATTAACATTTAATTGATAAATTCCACCCTGTTCTACGGTAGTTGATTGTGTGGTAAAATCACTGTAGGATGGACCACCAATACTTGTATTTGATATTGTACCAAACGTTACAGAAGTAATACCTGTAGGATCATTATTAGTTATATTATATGTACAATATGATAATGTTATTTGAATAGGTGTTGATATCCCACTATTTCCTGAACAAGTAACGGTAGATCTAAACCAAGTAGGTGATGTGATTGGTGGTGATGTTTGTGTAGCCGATGAGGAACCAAAGGTTGTCCATGTTGAATTATCTGTACTACTCTCCCACACATAAGTTACCCCTGTACCAGTTGTGGTGTTTTGTAGTGAAAGATTTACGGTTCCGTTTGGTGGTGATGTTAATGAAGAAGAAAGTGTGTTTCCTGGATTTGGTGTTCCTGAACAAACGGGAATAACGGGCGGTGTCCACGTATATGTTAATCCTGCAGTTGGTTTAACCGTACTTGATAATGTAACTGTTGAACTGTTTAATGTTCCAGCCGTAGTTGACGACCAATTTGTTGTAGTTGTTCTATTATTAAAATTGGTATTTGAGGTTCCTCTTAAACCTATCTGAAATGTTGTTGGCGTAGCACTGTCAGGACCTAAACCAGGACCTAATATATTATAAACAAACACGATAGTATTTGTTGTTTCGTTTAATTTTATTTGAAAATTATATAATTCACCAAAAAACCTTGATGTGGTATATCTTTGCCATCCTGTCCATTGGACCACTAATGTCCTATTTGGTGATGTTCCTATTGTTTGAAATCTAATACCAAATGTTGACCTACTAAATTTAAAATGAAATCCGGTACCCGAAGTTGTTGCATTTGCAGAAATTGTAACTGTAGTTGCGGTTTTAGATAATACTGTGGCGCCTGCAGGAATACCCGTACCACTTACCTTATCCCCAACCGATATTAGAGATATGTCTCCACCTGTAATTGTAATTACCGCACTCCCAGTTGTTCTATTTGCTAATAACGACCCACGTCCTATTAAATCAACACCCATTGCCGATATTACATTATTTGACGTACCTATTGATAATGGATAATAACTACTAGTTGGTAATGACCCCAGTGATATAAATCCATTAGCATTAACCCCAAATTGGGTATACGTTGTTCCATTATAAACAAAGTTAAATCCGATTGATTCTAATACCGCCGAATTATTATCATCTAAAAAGTTGGTATTTGACCAACTTGTAAAGTTATTATAATTGACCCCACCAACTATTGGTGTGTATGTTCCGGTTGATGTTCCAAACGTATAAGAACTTACTTGTGATCTAACAAAAAAACTTGTTAGTATTACAAAAAAAATAAATAGTGAATTTTTCATAGGTGATCATTTTATTAATAAATACTTACAAAATTATTTATTGTCAATAATTAATTAAATTGGTTGTGTATATTGGTATTATGAATTAGCATATATTAAAAAAGGAGACAATTACTTATCTCCTTTTTTCTTATTCGGTTTTATTTGATTTACGTATATTCTCAATACCCCACATTGGTTGGAGGTTATCTAAGGCCCAACAAGACATAAATTCTTTGTCTCCCATCTCCTGTATATCAAATGATGTTATAGGTAACTTATGGTCAACATGCCAAATTCCATAGTTATCCCAACTCATATCGTCCTTGAATTGTAATTCTAAATGTGTTATTAGTTCTTCAGGTGTGTATTGTAGTATGTCAAAGTAATGATTGTTCTTTTCTACATTACTCTCCTTTAATACCTGGTATATTGCGGTCCTGAAATTAGATATTAGTTTATAGATGGGGTCTCTTGCTTTACGATTTCTTTCGTAATCTCGTTTTGTTTTTCTAATATTATCTATATTTTTTTCACGGTATTCTTTAAGGTATTCTTTACGATGTTCTTTGTTTTGTTCATACCAAGTTTTGGATTTATTAGACATATACTCTTTATTAGAATCTCTCCATTTTTTATCGGCAACTTTTTTACCACCAATATTTCTTCTACCTGATGGTCCAAGGACAATACCATTATCCCTAAGAGTATTTAAGATAATTGTTTTATGTATTTTTAATTTTTCACTAATAGTGGGGGAACCTAATAAATCTTCAGTGTATAACTTTATTATTTCCTTAACTTGCAATTCTGTTAATTCTATTTTTCTCATATACATAAATATAAGTTATTTGACCAAAAAACATATAGTTAATGTAGACACATAAAAAAAGGGACAATAAATTGTCCCTTTAGTGTTATTCTTTAAGATTTTGATTATCTCAATTCTCTTAAATCGAATGTTCTAACACCATCAACAGTAATTCTTCCGTAAAAGCGATTATTTACCATTTTTTTCGCGTATCTCGTCATTATTCCTTTAATCGGAGTAAAGTTGAACGGGTTATACATTGTAGGTGTTAATTGTAGAGGTACGTACGGTGCGTAGATGTAACCTGTGTCTAACAATGATGTTCCTTTATGTCCTAACAAAACTGTGTTTGGTGGGAAGTAAGGGTCACGGTAAACTTGGTAACGTCCTGCAAGAGTACCAACTCTTTCAATACCCATGTTGTATTGGTCTTGTTCAGGAGATGCGTTAGATACGTGGAAGTATTCTAAATCATCAAATATTGCAGAAACCTCAGAAGAAACAACAATCCAGTTAGCTCCACCTCTTAAAGTAGATTTGTGGATTTGTGCTGACAACTGATTGATTGCCGTAATTAAAGTTTGATTCCAATCTTTTTGAGTATAAGATGTAGTTTGAGCAATTCTTCTCCATCCGTTGTAATCCCAACGTAGGTTCCAAGCCGCTCCTTTTCTTAAGTCACGTAAAATTTCACGGTCAATTTCAGCAGCCACTTGTTCTGACAATAAAGCCGTCAATTCAGCTTCAGCGTCAATGTTGTGGAATGCTGCAACGTCTTGTGCCATTTCTGGAGACCATTGTGCTCTTAATTTTCTTTCAGATACAGAAACAGTTACTGATTCTAAATCAAAAGAAACTTCACCAATTTGGTCTTCAAACTCCATATTTTTGTAAGTTCTGTATACTGAAGTAAATGAATCACCTGATGCTCCTGAATAAATTGTAGTACCTGTGTAACCATCTAAAGATGTTGAGTTACAGTCAGCACATACAGGACAAGATAAATCTACCTCAACGTAGATATAACCGTTAGCATCACAGATATCGTAGTAAGAACCACCATTACCTGCGTTACTTCCATTTGTTGCAAAAACCGTTGCCGATTGATTACCGTATTGAACAATTCCTTTACCATATTGTTGAGTAACAACTCTAAATAACAATGGAATTGGAGTACCGTTTTCGTCTGCAAGTACATTACAAGGTGTTGTAGATGCGGATAAAGTTGGTTGATTTGCAATAATTTTAAGGTCAGATAAGAATGTTTCTGAATCCATTTCATTACCATCAGGACCTACTAATTTACCAGCTCCTGAAGTTCTGAATCCTGAAATTTTCAAAATCATTTTTCTGATATTACCTGTTGGTGCTGCCGAATCAACTAGATTACCACTAGACCATACTTGGATGTCTGTAAGAGCAGTAACCGCAGTCCACTGACCTTTAGAGTAATCAAATAATCCTGGAGGATCTAAACCAGCTTCACCACCTTCATAAAATAAATCATAAAGATTTTTTGCGTAAGGGAAGTTTGTTACTGATGCCGTACCATAACCTTGGTTAGGATCGTTAGTACCACTGTTAACCGCAGTTGGAGAACCGATTGGTGCATAATGTTCACCACCAGTGGCACCTGCCGATTGGTAACCTTGGATTTTAGGTACAAAGAAGAACAATTTACCAATAGGTAAGTTCATTGCTTGTACAGATACGATGTCGTTAGCCAACAATTTAGAGAAAACTCTTCTTACGATAGGGAAAACAACTGTTTCAAATGCTCCGTTAGAACCTTCTGAAGTTGCTTCGTTAATCAAGAAAGAAGCTTGGTTTTCATATAACTGTGCTACGTTTTCTTTTAGGTGGCCTTTAAGACCTTCAAGGAACCCTAATCTGTCCCATTTGTTTATAGTGTCTTCTTTGATAACTTTAAGGTGTTTTAACCCGATGTTACCTACAAGACCTGATTCTAATAATGCTCCCATTTTTTTGGTTTTTTATTTTATTTATTTGTTTATTTTAATTTTCCCATTAAATCTTTCATTCTTAAGAACTGAGGATTTTCATACGTTTTAGATTCAATTAAATTTACTGCCGATCCTGTTGTAGGAACTCTAGAAATTGTTCTTTGTACTGATTCTGTTATTGTACCATCTCCTTTTGAAGTTACTTCAGAAAGTTCTCCTTTAATGTATTTGTAAAGATTTTTAGATTCTTTTAAAGTTTCAGCGTTGTCAAATCTTCTTAGAATATTAATCTTTTCTTGTTTTGTTGTTGAGTGTTCAGTAAATAAACGAGTTGCGTATGCCAAGTTTGAATTGAAAACTGCAACCTCATTTAATTTAGTTCTGAAAAGGTCAAGAGCCTTTCGGTATTCTCCGTTTTTTGCCCTTAATAAATCTAACTCTTCAGTACTTTCTTTTCTTAAATGTCTTGGTGCTGCTTTTGGTTTATCCAAACCTTCTCTACCCCATCTTTTACCGTTACCCAAAGTTCTAGAAGCCTCTTTAAATTCTCCTCTAGCTTTTGGTTTCATTCCGAAACCTTCGTCGTTAACTTCCTCTTTATATTCAAATTTCGCCTTACCCATTCCAACACCTCTGGTACCTTGTTTCATAGTTGTTTTGAAACCACCAGATTGGTTTGGTTTTTTATCGTATTTGAATTTAGATGCGTTACCCATACCCATTCCTTTGGCTTTCATTTTGGCTTTCATTTTGGCTTCATTCATCCATCCTTCTTGAAATTCATCAGAGTATAGTTCATCGTCTTCCACTCCCATATATCTGTCTTCATTACCGGACATATCAAAATCATCCATTTCCATAAATTCAATTGGGTGTCTGTCGCCTGACATTCCGTCATCCTCTAATTCTAACTCATAGATTGTTTCTTCACCCATCTCTTTTTTATCGTTTTCAAGAGATTGTTGAGTTAAGTCCTCAATTTCTGTAAATTCTTCAAATGAAAAATCATCTTCGTAATCATCATCATCACCCATCATAGACATACCCATTATATCTGACAAATCATCTTCATCTTCATCGTGATGTCTTCCTTTTCTAGGGTGATGAAAATCATACATATCAAATTCTGATTGACCAAACTCTTTAAGTTCGTCCATAGCAACCAATGCGTCATCGGATTCACCAAGTTGGATTAGGTATTCTGTATCATTTTCGTTGTCTGATAAATGTAACATATTGTTTTCTTTTTTTACGATTACACCATCTTCGTCTCCCATTGCTTTAAATACTCTTAAAACTTCAGCATCTGATGCTCCGGTTAAATCGATTGTGTCTTCATCTGAATCCATAGTTGGTAGGTCCATTAAATCATCTTCTGTGTCATCCACGTCTAATGAAAAGTCGTCCTCATCATCTATATCATCTAAATTATCAGTATCGGCATCAATATCCTCCAAATCATCCATGGCAGATACATCAACGTCAACATCCTCATCATCCTCAACCTCATCTTGTTCTAAGAGAGATTCTTTTACTAATGAACCAATTTCTTTCCTCATAGTTGAAGAAAGTATTCCTTGTGCGTTTTTGTTAAGGGATTCTTCCAAATTTTTAATCTGGAAAAGTGCGTCCTCAATAACTGAATTGTTTTTTATCATCTTTTATTTTGTGATGTTTATTCAAATAAATACTTGATAAAATAAAAAAGTTCAGTTATTTTGGTATAGATGCAAAAAAAATGGAAATGAACTTAATCATTTCCATTTATTTTTTAAATAAAAGTTGTTATTTTATTCAATCACTTCATCAATCTTACTTTCGGTAATTGAAGTTATTCTCCAATCCATTGTGTAATTTTCATAAACTTTAGTAACTTTGGCTTCAACATCTGTAGGTGAATACCCTTTAACTAATTTTTCTTCTCTTGTTTTTTTTACTTTACCCGATTCACTATCTAATAAATCAGATGTGATTTTAGCCACAAAATACTTTTCTCCTTGTT